GGGCAAGATCCTCAAAGACACACCAGCATACAGCCACGAAGAAATTGAGAAGAAAGCAGGCCGTCCCAAAAATGCAGACAAGCGTGGCTTTCTGCTATCCAACGGCAAGTTTGCTGACCGCGAAAAAGCCGCCAAAGTTGCCAAGGCTGCAGGCGAAGTGAAGAACCCAGGAAAAAAGCTGCACAGCCATGAACTGCGCAAGGGACTCGGACTTAAAAAAGCAAAGGAGCCAAAATGACCAACAATCGTGACGGTGGCAAGGGCGACACCCCGCGCCCACTCTCTGTGGACCAAAACACCTTTGAGGAAAACTGGAACCGCATCTTTAACGAGAAGCCTGAAAATACTGTGGAGTTTGACGTCGAGGCAGACAACGACCACGTAGAAATTCTTGCAACTATACCATTTGGGAAATGACATGACAAAGAAAACCAAAGTAGAGTTTGAAGAGGGCTGGGCCGATGAGTTAGAGCTCACACAAGACGAGTACGATGCGCTGATTGATGGTATCATGCAGTTAGTTGAGACGGGCGAGATCTTTGAACAATCTACTCCAGTAGATGAGCTGCCCGAAGAAGAGCAAGCACAGATAATTGACATGTTGACTCATAAAAAGAATACGAGACACTAATGGTTAAGAAGAAAAAGAATTACAACTACTACAAGCTAGACGTTGGCTTCTTTCCGGACATCATCAAGCTATGCTTTGACGACAAGGTATTCCAACAAATCTTAAAGGACCACGATGTTACTCTCAAGGCTAATGCACTGGACAGCGGGATTGCTGAGACGCACCTCATCGGTGATGGCAAGGACGCTATCATTATTTTGGTTTTTGATCTATCTCTTGTTAATGACAATCTTGGCGACTTGGTTGATACGATTACTCACGAAGTTAGTCATGCTGTGGATCATCTGGCCGAGCACATAGGCGAAGAGGACAACTTTGTTAATGAGACCCGGGCCTACTTATCAGGCCACCTAGCCGGTCAGATATTTAAAATTTGTATGCACGAAAAGGAAAAGCATGCTAGAAAAACAGATAGAGCAAAGACTAAACAAACTAGTAAAACAAAACGGGGGTATGTCTCTGAAGTTTATATCAACCGTGACGGGGGTACCGGATCGCATAGTTCTGCTGAACTCGAAAGTATTATTCGTAGAGCTCAAGACGACGACGGGCAAGCTGAGCAAGAGACAAGAACTGGTTTTTGACGAGTTTGGAGAGCAAGGCTTTCCAGTACACATTATTAGAACATACGAAGACATAGAGGATTTTTTACGTGAAGCGCTCAGACCTGCACCAATACCAACAGCATCTTATCAATTTGTCCCGTACGGTCCCGAACATGGGACTTTTTCTGCCACCGGGGCTGGGCAAGACAGCGACGACGCTCACCATCATTGCGGAACAATTCGAGGGCAAGACCTTGATCATCGCGCCAAAGAGGGTAGCGGAGACGGTGTGGGACGCCGAGGTAAAGAAGTGGGACCACCTGTCGCACCTCAAAGTGTCCAAGATCATGGGGACGCCGGCGCAGAGATTGTCAGGCTTGACTTCGGAAGCAGACATCTACCTGATTAACCTAGAAAACGTGGCGTGGCTCTGTGACGTTCAGCCTAAGTTAGTGTTTACTAACTTAGTGATTGATGAGTCTAGCCGATTTAAGGACCCCAGCACTAAGCGCTTTAAGGCACTCAAAAAGCATTTAAAGGGCTTCCAGAGGCGCGTAATTCTAACTGGCACACCTACCCCTCAGGGCATGTCTGATCTCTGGTCTCAGGTGGGTATACTGGACTTAGGCCAACGCCTAGAGACTAGCCTCACCCGCTTTAGGGACAAGTACATGGTGCCAGACCAGATGAACCGGCACACCCGCGTGGTGTACTCATGGAAGCTCAAGCTGGGCGCGGACATGCAAATCCAAGAGAAAATCTCAGACATCTGCTACAGCCTCAAAGCTGAGGACTATCTGCAGCTGCCCGAGTGCACCAAGCTGTACCACAAGATTCAAATCGACAAAAATGTAAGGGCAAAATATGACGAGCTTAGAAAAGACATGGTCGCTGACATCAAAGGTGAAAAGATCACAGCTCCGACAGCAGCGGCACTGGCGAACAAGCTCCTCCAGTTCACATCGGGAGCGGTTTATAATGAAGAAGGAGAAACTCAAGAAGTACACCGTTCTAAACTGGAATATCTTGAGTCGATCATGGAAGAGTCCTCTTCCCCTACACTGGTATTCTACCACTTCAAGCACTCGCTCCAGCGCATACGTCTTCAATTCCCGCAGGCTGTGGTGCTGGACGATGACAACATTGAAGCGTGGCGTCGTGGCGAGATTCGTATGCTCCTTGCCCATCCCCAAAGCGGGGGTATCGGGCTTAATCTACAGTGCAACGTTGGAGACACAGCACAGACGGTGTGGTTTGATTTACCATGGAGTTCAGAGAACTACATCCAAGCCAACGCACGTATTTACCGCCAAGGGCAAGAAAAACCGGTTATCATACACCACCTAACTGTGTCTAATAGCATCGACGAGCAAGTTGTTAAAGTTTTGGACGGAAAAATAAATTTGCAAGAAGCACTTTTAGACGACCTAAAATGCGTATTAGTATAGCCATGAGAACAAAAACCAAACACAAAATAAACGCCGCGACTCCTCGCCTATCTGACGAGGAGTTAGACCCTATTGAGCAAGACGACAATGACGGTATCTCTACCGAGCTGGTGGAGGCCTTCTTGCCGTGGAGCGCCGAAGATATATTGGACATCAAGCGACTAATAGCCGATAAGATGCCAGCGAAAGAGCGGTTTGTGCTTGAAGCATTTTTAGAAGGTCTCACACACATCGAGGCCAACGTGTCTGAGAAATACTGGCGGTATCACTTTCTCAAGGGCGTTGAGTTTATTAAGAAGGAATTAAAGCTATGAGCTACTTTATTGTAGAGCACAAATACAAAGGCAATTATGTTATGGAAACGCTTGCTGGTGTGGAAGATATTGACACTAGCTTATACAAAGATCTATTGGGAATCTGGGTTTGTGAGAGCCCGGAAGAGTGTCAAGCAGTGGAAAATGAACTCAAGAGGATGAGACATGAACGATCCAGTCAACCAGCCTAAGCATTATACCGCGCACCCTAGCGGAATCGAGTGCATTCAAATTACAGAGCACATGGGATTTAATCTTGGTAACGCACTCAAATATATTTGGCGTTGTGATTTAAAAAAAGACGCGATAGAAGACCTACGCAAAGCACGTTGGTACATCGAAAGAGAAATAGCAAAACGAATCAACCACGAACAGGAGTGTGGCAAATGATTATTGAAATTGATGACGATTGTGTTGATGGTATTATCCAAGGCGCGCTGTTGCGCGATTACGTACACTTGATGGATGACATCAAGCTGCACAACAAAACCGGCGAGCACCTGCATGAGGATGACTTTGAGGCGTACCAACAAGTAGCTGCAGCGCTAAAAGTATTAGGCAACTGGTACTTTCCGTTTGGCGAATTTGATAAAGAAGTTAAAAAAGCGAGGAAGAAAAAATGAAACTATTCTCGCAATATGATCGTTTTGATTTAGAGCAAGACATCATCAAACTTTGGGAAACTAATGAGGCAATTGATGAGTTGGTACGACAACACCTTGACAGATCAGAGGGCCCATTCTCAGACGACGAGTTTGCCAATCGTTTGGATGCTATTAAGTACATGAACGATTTAAAAATCCAGCGCTTGTGGGACGGCTTTGAAAAGATGTTAGAAAATGGCCACTTCACAAAGTGGGACAAAGAGTATTTTGACAAAAAGAAAGGTAAGAAAAAATGACAGACCAAACGCAACAACCGGATCCGTTGGAAAATGAGATTCTTGATTTTAAATTTACTGTTAAGCAAGTAAATGCAATCCTGCATATTCTTGGGCAGGCACCCTACATTGCATCAGCTGGATTGATTGCATTGATCCAAGCGCAGGGGGAGCCACAATTCAAAGCGTTGTTAGAAGCCGAGGTACCTAAAAAAGATGAGTAACGACAACTTCATTCGCCAGTTTTTAAAGCACCGCAAGTTTGGCAATAACATTGTCCAAGCGGTAGAAGAAAAGACAAAGAAGACGACAGCAGAGCAGGAAATGGAGCATCGCCTTTTAGCTGAAGCCATGACTAAAGGTATTGTCAATGAGATGATGCCAACCTTTAGGAAGATGATGGAAGAAGAGCAAAAGAAAAAGGAAAAACCCGTCCGCAAGATCATCATTCCAGAGTAGGGCGGTTTGCCTTCAAAATGCGTATTAGTAGATATAGGAGCACGTCGTGAGACGCCTCTGTTTGGCGTAAAGAAGCCTGACAGCCGGAAAGACGGCAATTACACACACACATACACACAGGAGAATTAACTATGATTTCACCCTTTGAAATGCGTTTTAACGTATTTAATGTAGCAAAAGAAGTAATGGAAGAGCAATATAAGTCAAACCTAGCAAGCTGGGAACTGATGAATAAAGCAGCCAAAAACGTAGAAGAACTCGCGCCCAAATATCCAACGGTATCTGAAATCTTGGAAAAAGCGATTGAGATAAACAAATTTATCAGCGACTCCACAGAACGCGAACTGGTTAAAGCAGTTAAACGCGCATCTGGAGTATCTGTAATATTCTAAAGTAGTAACGCCGCGAACGGTAGGCATACCTGTCTTGCTCCATCAAGACTAGCGGCACCATTTTGAGCATGGAGGCTCTATGAAAAAATGTTATAGATGTAAAGAAATAAAACCAAAAGACCAGTTTTTTAAAAATAAATCTCAAAAAGACGGATTGGTTGGGTATTGTAAACCGTGCCACCAACAATACGTCAAAGACAGACCTCAATACCGCCAAAAATGGCATTTAAAAAGTAATTACGGCATTTCTACAATAGAAAAAGAACAACTACTGGCATCACAAAATAATTGCTGTTGTATTTGTAAAACTTCTTTTAGTAGCAGTAAAGCAACACACGTAGACCATTGTCATACAACAAAAAAGGTTCGTGGAATACTTTGCAGTAACTGCAACACCATGCTAGGTTTATCAAAAGACAACCAAGAAACACTGCAAAACGCAATAAAATATTTGGAAAAACACCATGGCAACTAAACCCGGTTTGTACGCAAACATCCACGCAAAGCAAGAGCGCATTAAAGCTGGCTCGGGCGAGAAGATGCGCAAGCCGGGTGCCAAAGGCGCACCTACAGCACAGGCATTTAAAGAATCAGCCAAGACCGCAACAATGAAAAAAGGCGGCAGTGTTTCCTTGTCAGTAGGTCGCGGCGAGAAGTTACCAGTATCTAAAGGCGCAGGCCTTACAGCCAAGGGTCGCGAGAAGTACAACCGCGAGACCGGCTCTCATTTAAAAGCCCCTCAACCAGAAGGTGGCTCACGTAAAGATTCATTTTGCGCACGTATGTCTGGCGTTAAAGGTCCGATGAAGGACGAAAATGGTAAGCCAACACGCAAAGCAGCAGCTCTAAAAAGGTGGAAGTGCTAATGGGTAAGATACCTAAAAAAATATTCACTCCAGCGATGGAAAAAATCATCATCGAACTGGGTAAACAGGGCGCATCGCAAAAAGCGATGTACGCCGCAATTGGTATTAGTAAAGATACCGCAGCAAAGTGGAAAGAAGAAGACCCAAAGTTTAAAGAAACGATGTCTTTAGCCACCACTTATGGCCAAGCATTTTGGGAAAACATGATGCTAGCCAACATTGACAACAGGGCTTTTAACAGCCGTGTTGCGGAGATTGCCCTGCGCGGCCAATATCCAGACGACTACAAAGATCGCCAAGAGATTAAAGCCAATGTTAAACAAGAAGTTGTTGTAGACTTTGACGCTCAGGTAACAGAGCTAATTGCAAAGTTAAATATCTAAAATTCAAAGGGGAACAGGCTTAGCGGCCCTGCCAGTGCTCACTCACTGGCTACCCACCAAATAACCAGTGAGGGTTCCATGAAGAAGTGCTCTAAGTGCAAGATTGTAAAGCCGTATTCTGAATTTTTGAAAGACAAGTCAAAGAAAGACGGATATCGGTTTCATTGCAATACTTGCCTAAAAGAATATTACCAAAAAAATCGTGTTGAAAAATTGGACTACGCTCGCACTAAAAAGTACGGTGTTGACCAAGAAAAATTCCAGCAGATGAAGGACGCGCAGGATAATGCCTGCGAAATTTGTAAACTGCCTTTTGTGCCTGAAAAAACACCCCACGTAGACCACTGCCACACCACCAACAAGGTGCGCGGGTTGCTTTGTAATCACTGCAATCGTGGATTGGGCGGCTTTAGAGATTCAATCAAAATAATGCAATCCGCCCAAGAATATATTAAAAAATATTCTGAGGAAAAGTAGCTGATTTGCGTATTAGTAAATATACGACTAACCCGAATTGAAAGAATAACATGACCGCACATGCCATACTATCTGCGTCAGGATCCAAGCGATGGCTATCCTGTACACCATCAGCTAGATTAGAGGCAACACTCCCCGAACAAAAACGCGCCGCAGGTTCTTTTGACTTCAGTCAAGAAGGCACTATGGCTCACTCCCTTGGAGAGATTAAACTACGACACCATTTTGGACAGATAGGAATTGAGGAATACGAACGTGAATATGAGATCATTAAGAACACTCCCTACTACAATGAAGATTTTGAAGCTAACGTTGATAATTACGTATTGTACGTTCGTTCTCAAATTGGTGAGGGTGACACGCCACTGTTTGAACAGCGTGTCGACTTTTCTGACTGGGTCCCTGACGGCTTTGGTACGGCCGACGTGGTTATACTTTCTAAGCACGCCATTCGAGTCATCGATCTCAAGTTCGGAAAAGGCGTGGCCGTTTCCGCAACAGACAACACGCAGCTCCGCCTCTACGCCCTTGGAGCCTACTCTAAGTTCAAAGAAGACTACCCGGAAATCAAAGAAGTCAGCTATACCATCCACCAGCCAAGACTTGATTCCATTTCCACTGACGGAACGTCCATCGAAAAGCTCCTCGACTGGGCGAACTACTACGTCAAACCCAAAGCCAAGAAAGCGTGGAGCGGCGCCGGTGAGTTCCTTCCCGGTGACTGGTGTCAATTCTGCAAAGCCAAAGCGACGTGCAGAGCGCGCAGCGATTTTAACACAGAGCTCGCCAAGCTCGAGTTCAAAGAAGCGCCCCTCCTCGACGAAGAAGAAGTCAGCCAAGTCTTAATCAAGGCGCAACAGCTACGCACTTGGGTAAGCGACGTCGAAGAATACGCACTTAACCGCGCAGTAGAGCAAAACATTGTACCTCCGGGCTACAAACTATCAACTACGACAACGCACCGTAAGATATCAGACCAAGCATTAGCGGCCACCGTGCTAGTTGAGAAGGGCATGGACCCACAAGTTATCTGGGAGCAGCCCAAACTCAAGTCACTAGCCCAGCTAGAGAAGTTAAACAAGCAGGTTAAGACTTGGCTGGGAGACTTGGTGCAAAGGCCAGAGGGCTCACCTAAACTGGTCAAGGCCAAAGAAGACGCTAAGGAGGACTTTGCATGAACGCATGGTTAATCGGTTTTATTGGTTGTGTTTATATGTTTGTAGCAATTCAATTTTTTATGAAAGGCCAAGTAGGCATGGGGATCTCATTCCTAGGGTACGCCCTAGGTAACGTGGGGTTGGTTATGGTGACATTACAATTATAAAGAGGCACCTATGATGGTATCGTGTTATGGTTCGGAATTTGAAATACCGGACCTCTTAATAGAGAAGTTTGTATTTGATTTTAACGCGCTACCCGGCAGTGGATATAGAGAAGGCGTACAGCAGCTTAGAGATGCCATTGAAGAGATTTTAGATGTAGTAGCACAAGAGCCAGACATCTTGGAAGAGCCAGAGTATCGGACAGACTTCCTAAGGGCTCTAGCAATGAAGCAAGCGATGAATAAGTTAGGTATTTTGTACGACGCCTAAACTTTATCACATCGTGAAATATTAAGTAGTCGATTTGCGTATTAGTAACAACAGTAAAAGGTTAGACGTGCTGGCACCTATTGAAGACCAGTACTAATGTTAATAAGGAAATTGTATGACCCAAGCCACTAAAGTAAAAATCGTAACTGGTAAAGTTCGTTTTTCATACGCTAACGTGTTCCAACCAAAAGCATCAGTTGAGGGCGGCACACCAAAGTATTCAGTATCAATCATTATTCCTAAATCTGACAAGGAAACTATTGCCAAGATTCAAAAGGCATTTGAAGACACTAAAGCAGGCGCAGCTGCTTATTTTGGTGGCTCAGTACCTAAGGGTCTTAAAGGTGGCTTACGCGACGGTGACGAAGAGAAAGATGATCCAGCATACGCAGGTTGCTATTTTATCAACGCCAACTCAGCACAGAAGCCTGGCGTTGTAGACGCAGACCTTAATCCAATCATGGACATGAATGAGTTTTACAGTGGTTGCTACGGCCGCGCTTCAATCACGTTCTATCCGTACAATGCACAAGGTTCTAAGGGCATCGCCTGTGGTTTGAACAACGTACAAAAGTTGGAAGACGGCGAGAAGTTAGGCGGCGCAACTTCCGCAGCAGCAGACTTCGCAGTTTAAGTAGTACCCATGTAGTGGGCGGCCCGGCGTAGAAACTGCGCTGGGCTTTTTGCCCTTTATTAACCATATAACAAAGAGAATATAAATGGATCAGTATCAAGAATACATTGCCGCCAGTAGATATGCCCGGTTCGTAGACGAGAAGCATCGTCGTGAAAACTGGGGCGAAACAGTAGATCGCTATGTTGACTATATTTTTAGCCGTACACCAGCAATTAGCGAAGACAAAGAATTAAAAACCGAAATTCGTAGTGCCATTTATAACCTTGACTTAATGCCGTCCATGCGTGCCATGATGACAGCAGGAAAGAGTGCCGACCGTGACAATACTTGCGTCTATAATTGCTCGTATCTCCCAGTGGATGACGTCAAGTCCTTTGACGAAGCAATGTACATCCTGCTCAATGGAACTGGTGTTGGATTCTCAGTTGAATCCAAGTACATTAACAAGCTGCCCGAAGTGCCAGAAAACTTGTTTGATTCCGAGCACCTCATCGCAGTACATGACAGCAAAGAAGGCTGGGCAAAAGCATTACGTCTACTCCTCGCACACCTCTGGGCTGGAGAAATTCCAAAGTGGGACGTGTCCAATGTCCGCCCTGCCGGAGCACGACTCAAAACTTTTGGTGGAAGAGCTTCCGGGCCAGAACCATTAGTAGACCTATTTAAGTTTTCTGTTAATTTATTTAAACACGCACAAGGTCGAAAGCTAAACAGCTTAGAGTGCCACGACTTGATGTGTAAAATTGGTGAGGTGGTTGTAGTCGGTGGCGTACGCCGATCTGCAATGATTTCACTATCTGACCTTGATGATGAAAGGATTCGACATGCTAAAGCTGGGCCATGGTGGGACACAGCCCCACATCGCGCATTGGCTAACAACTCGGCGGTCTACAATGAGACACCAACAGTTGGCAAATTCATGGAGGAGTGGTTATCACTCTACAATTCGCATAGCGGTGAACGAGGGATATTCAATCGTGAAGCAGCGAAAAAGACAGTGGAGAAGTACGGGCACCGTGACCCAAACTACGAGTTCGGAACAAATCCGTGCAGTGAAATCATTCTTCGCCCGTATCAGTTCTGCAATCTTTCGGAATGCGTAGTGCGGCATGACGATACTAAAGAGACCCTGCTGCGAAAAGTGCGGCTTGCCGCCATCCTTGGTACAATCCAAGCCACCTTCACAAAATTCCCCTATTTGCGCAAAGTGTGGCAACGTAATACTGAAGAGGAGCGCTTACTTGGCGTCTCGCTCACCGGCATCTACGACAACCCGTTACTCACAACACAAGGTGAAAAGTTAAATGAACTCCTCGCAGAGCTCCGCTTGGCAGCAAGAGAGGCAAATGAGCAGTTTGCTGCAAAACTTGGAATCCCTAAGTCAGCAGCAATTACATGTGTTAAACCAAGTGGCACAGTATCGCAGCTTGTTGATTCAGCTTCAGGAATCCATCCACGACACGCTAAATACTACATCCGAAGAGTACGCGGAGATAAGAAAGATCCTCTCAGCCAATTCTTGGTTAGTCAAGGAGTTCCTGCGGAAGACTGCGTCTATAAGCCAACTCAGACAACTGTGTTTAGCTTCCCAATCAAGGCCCCGGACGGAATCACCCGAGACGAAGTCACCCCAATCGACCACCTCGGACTCTGGCTCACCTACCAACGACACTGGTGCGAACACAAGCCCTCAGTGACTATCTCGGTAGAAGAGAAGGATTGGCCGACAGTGGGCGCATGGACTTGGGAACACTTTGACGAGATCAGCGGCGTGTCTTACCTGCCGTATGATGGCGGCACATACCGCCAAGCTCCGTACGAGACCTGCACTAAGGAAGAGTACGAAGCACTCAAAGCTAAGATGCCAGTCATTAACTGGGAACTCTTTACAGAGAACACAGACAACGTAGAAGGCGCTCAGCAGTTAGCTTGTACAGCGGGAGCCTGCGAGATATAAAATTATTTCACATGGTGGTGAGTTTTGGGGGCTTCGGCCCCCTTTTTTGCGTATTAGTAAGAGTAGAATAGAAGTTTCCGCTGATACGTCAGCTTTATCCTTAGGAGTGTGTGTGAAAACATGTCAATTATGTAGTAAAACCTACATACCAAAAGTGGTCTGGCAAAAATATTGTTCTCCAAAATGCCGGAATCACAATCCAAATAAATCTCAAAAAACTAAAGAGTATCAACAAGGCCGAAGAACCAAAATCAATGAAATAAAATTGAGGACAGGTTGCGCCCATTGTGGTTACAATAAACATCCCTCCGCTTTGCAATTTAACCATATCAAAGGCACTAAGAATTTTAATATATCCCAAGATCCTAAAAGAAAATGGGAAGATATTCTTTCTGAAATTGCAAAATGCGAAGTATTATGTGCTAATTGCCATTCTATTTATTCTGTTGAAAACAAACATGGTTGGACAAAAAGAAAGGTGAAAGATGCTAGTTAATTTGGACTTTGAAGTTCGCAGTAATGTTGATTTACCAACTTACGGTTTAGATATTTATGCTAGTGATCCCAGTACCAAGGTTATTTGCATGGCATATTCTATTGACCAAGGCCCAGTTAAATTGTGGACACCAAACACAGCAATTCCAACATTTATGTTCGACGATAGGACTAAATTTCAAGGCTGGAATGTCATGTTTGAGTGGCACATTATGAAGCATGTACTGGGACTGGATGTTAAATTAGAGCAGTGTATAGACTCCATGGCTATAGCAGCAGCCAACAACGTACCGCAAAGCCTTGAAGAGGCCGCTATATTTTTGGGCACTGTGGAACAAAAAGACCCAATTGGTAAACGACTTATTCAAAAGCTATGCAAGCCCCAAAAAGATGGAACATTTAACAATGATCCTGTGCTATTGAAACAGATGTATGACTACTGTATGGGTGACGTACGCACAGAGATGGCCATTGCAGCCGATTTGAGGCCCCTTACAGCCTCCGAGCAGGACATCTGGACCCTTACCCAGCGGATTAACCTGCGAGGCGTTCCCGTGGATCCTGAGGAGCTCCACAACGCCGTCTTGGCTGTGGTAAGGGCTCAGGATGCCATTGATAACGAATGCGTCTCCTTGACCGGTTTTAAGCCGTCTGAGAGGGCTAAATTGCTGGATTGGCTAAATGCCCAAGGTGCCGATTTAAAAGATTTGACCGCAGAGACAGTAAACGCTAAAATTGCAGAATTGGAGGGATTATGAACAATGAACCAGTAGCGTGGATGAGTGTTGAGTTAGACGGAAGAACTGTGTTAGCAACATATGAGTTTGAAACTGCTATTCCACTTTATACCCATCCAGCAAAGACACTAACAGATGAGGAAATAACGGAAGTTATTAAAAAAATTGCAAGCAACAATGAGTATGTTTATTCATTGTACGAAGATTTTGAAGGAATCGAATTTAGTAGGGTT